CAAAAACCTATTTTAAAAATAAGTAACTATATTAATTTTCAAATATCATTATTTCGTAAAAATCTGATTATATATAAGAAGTTATAAATATTTGATTGTATCAATGTTTGAATAGTATAATTATATAGTTATAAAAATAAGAGGAAGAACCCTGATAAAATCAGGGTTCTTCCTCTTTTCGTCATATATACGTCAAAAATTTTATCGACTAAAGATATTTTCAACGCTTTTGGCAGCATTATTTCGCATTTCTTGTGAATAGTGTATATAGGTATTAATCACTGTATTTAGGCCATCTCCCAATAAACTGGCTACGGTTTGCATATCAACTCCATTAGCTAGTAGAGAGGTAGCGTAGGTATGCCTAAACATATGAATTGTTTTATCTTGTAAATACCTATTTATAATATAATTCACTCGTGATGTACTACTATTCTTGAAGTCGAATATGCGACCAGCTTTATTACTGTTAATACTATTTAACTCATCTATTAGTATTTGAGGTATAGGAATAGTCCTAATGCTGTTAACGCTTTTAGGTGTTTTAAAGCCATGTTCATGATCCGTCTTGCGAGACCATTGTTTATTAATAGAAATTGTTTTGTTGTTGAAGTCTATATCTTCCCAACATAAACCGACTATTTCACCATAGCGTGCTCCAGTATAACGAGCGATACAACATACTAGATAATAGATAGGGTATTTGTCTTTGATATTGTTGAGTAGCTTATCCATATCTTCGTTGCTAATCGTATTAACATCGCTATTTGACGCTTTTTTATATTTCTTAATACTAGCACATGGATTATCTCTAATAAGCCTGTACGGCGATATAGCGTGCTTGAATATAGCTTTTAATAATACAATGCAAAGGTTTTTACTTGCTGCTGATTTATTAGAACTAACTAATACGTTCATAATATCTTTATGAGTAATATCTTTAACCATCATATTATGCAGTTTCGTGCAGTCTTTATGAATTATATTATCGTATGTTTTTCGTGAATTGATTGACAGCTCGTGCTTTTCATTCATGTAAACCGAATAGAATTCTATGAACGTTATATCCTGCATTGTATCGTCAAGCGGTGATATGACGTTCTTTTTTATTTCATCTAAAATCTGTTCGCCGTATGCCTTGGCTTCACGTTGCGTATTGAAACCTTGCTTTGATTTCTGCTTCCATGTACGACCTATTTTATAACCGACAATGATTTGATAGCCTTTGTCTTTTTTACGAACAGTGAAGTTATATTGCATCGTCGCTACCTATATATATTAATTTCTTCTTGTTTGATGATGTGAGCATAACGCTTTGTAGGGTAGTAGATAGCATTAAAGGGATAGCATTAAATATATCCTCTTTTGTGCCTGTTAACCATATAACGCCATCGTCTAATTGTAATTGAATTTTATACTTGCGACCGGTTAGCTTAACTCTACCAATTTCAAAATCAATAGTGCCATCACATAGCCTACGCAGTTCATGATTGAAACCTGGTTGAATTGCTTTTATTGTGTTAAAGAATTCTTGTTCTAGTACATTGAAATCGTTCATAAGATACTCTCCGCTATAAGAATTATGTTTATATATTATGTCTCATGCTTTCAATGAAGTTCACGTGTTTTTCTGAATCGTGGTCCCTGTTCACGATATGTAATAGCTCGTGCATATATGTTGCTCGTTGTTGGTGGTAGGAATGTTTAGGGTTAAGAACTATGGTATAACTATCATCTTCATTCTTCCTAGCAAAACCACCGCACGTTAAAGGTAAATCGTTACTATAAATCGTGTTAATCACTACTAATCATCTCCCTATATAGTTAGTGTTATTCATCTCCTCGCTCACGTTGTAAAAGCGATTTGGTGATATTTATAATAGCTTTCATATCTTGCTTTGATAAATTGCGTTTTGCATCTAATAGAATTCGTAGTTCAGGATCGTTTTTAATCTGCTCGGCGAGTTCCGCAACTTCTGTATCGTAATAATAACTATCATTTGTTGTATTACTATCTTTACCTGTAATTATATAATCGGTAGACACTCCATAGATAGTAGCGAACTTTTCTATTAAGTCAGCACTAGGGGAGCGTAAATCTTTCTCCCACATTGATATAGCAGATTTAGATACTTGCAATTTACGTCCTATTTCTTCGCCTGTGTAATTATGCTTTAGTCGCAGCTCTTTTAGCCTCGCTCCCATAGTTTTCATTTTGTATACCTCCATGGATTGATTATATATAATTGTAAACAAATTGTAAAATCACAATATGTGGAATTTATAAATCTTTTACTTGATTGTTTACAAAATGTATACTACAATACAGTCATAAGGTAGTTAACAAAATGTAAACGAGGAGGGATATAATGAAGCAAGAAAAGTTGATTAAACTGAGACATGCGCTAGGGTTTAGTCAACAAGAATTAGCCAATGTGTTAGGCATTACAAAAGGCGCTTATAGTTTAAAGGAGAATGGAAGAAGAAACTTTAATCAACGTGAAATAGGACTTATATTTACTAAATTTAACGAAGTGGATACAAGCCTAAACATGCAAGATATTTTTTTATCGTAGAAGTTCACAATATGTGGAAAGGATATGTATATGAAAAATGAGTTTTGGCAATTCGTTTCAGACGAAGAAGTTGTGAAAATGTATGAACGATACGGATTAATTATTGTGACTAACTGGGGTGAAAGCAAAAAAGATTTCTTGAAGTTGATAGTGCGATTTGAAAACGCAGTAGCAAACATTATGAACAACGTCGAGGCAACAACCAAAGAACGTTGGATATTGGTTTCATTCTTAAATCGTTGCTACGAAATCAAAGCGTTGTTAGGTATTTAATTATGGATCTTGTCTATACAGTGAATGAAGTTGCTGAACTGTTAAAAGTAACACCACAAACGATATATGAATTAAGAAATAGCGGTAAATTACCGGCAATAAAGAATATCGGTAGAGTGCTATTTAATGCGAATGATGTGTACTCATTCATAGGTATTGAAGATGAGTTCACACCTTACAACTATCGGCAACTCAAATTAGAAAATAAAAAACTCACCACAGAAAATGACGAGTTAAAGCAAAAAATCAGAAAAGTAACTAGCGAAATGTTGGTGCTAGTTAACGAAATTTGAAAGGAGGTGAAATAGATGAAATGGGTATCGGCTATGTTGTGCCTTGCATCATATGGAATTATTGAAGGTTCTGATGTGCAAGGGTACGAATTAACCTCTGCCACATGGGCTCTGTTAATCGTGTGCATGATAGCTGCTATAAGCATTATGTTTCACGAACTAAAAAAGGACGTCCACTAACTGGCATTAGTAGAACGTCCACAGTTAAAAATTAACCAATTTGATTATATCACAGGAGATTAACAATGAATACAAATAAAAAAGTAATGATGGCAACACTAACAATCAGTGTGTTAGCAGTTAACGTATTAGCTGCTGACAATAACTTTGTAGGTGGTACAGATAATATCGTAGAAACTGGTGTTAAAAGTGCAGGTGTTGTAGGGTATCAAAATACTATTAAAGGAAATAACGCAGTAGCGTTTGGTGAAAACAATGTTGCTGCTGGCACAAACTCTTTTGCAGGCGGTAATGATAGCAAAGCACTAGGACGTGATAGTTTCGCTTACGGAGCACATGCAGAAGCAACTATCGAGTATACCGTAGCCATCGGTAGTCAAGCTCGTACTGCTGCATATAACACTATTGCTATCGGTAATGGTGCATACGCAAATGGCGAATCAACAGTTGTATTAGGTAGAACTAATACCGTAAACGCTGAAAATGCGACGGTAGTCGGCTCTAACAATGGCGAAGTAAAAAGTGGGCAAGGCGCAGTAGTTGGTTATAGTAACCAAGTGCTTGATAATTCTAAAGAACAGCTAACCTTTGGCTCCAATAACAAAACTAAAAATCAAGGGGCAACTGTTGTAGGTTCTCATAGCCAAGCAGTAGCAGTAGATAGTTTGGCTCTCGGTAATAATACTGTAGCCGATGTGCAAAATTCTGTAGCGTTAGGTACCTAACGCTACTACTGAAGAAGTTATTTCCACAGACCACATTTTCATCAATGGTGAAAAATATGATTTTGCCGGCGGTGTAGCTAACAGTACTGTATCTATCGGAGCAAATAATAAAGCTGGTAATGGTGGTGTTCAAAACTATAAGCGAACACTAACCAACGTGGCAGCAGGCAGAGTAGATGGTACATCTACCGACGCAATTAACGGCTCCCAACTAAATGCGGTAATTAACGCTCTTAAATTTACTACAGTTGCCGAAGGAACAAATACAACTGTTACACAATCAACAAATATTGATGGTGGTAAAGAGTTCGCGGTTCATGTGAATAAAGACCTGGTTAACATGAATTCCGTTCAACTTGGTACGGTTAATGATCCACAACGTAACTATATTGGCCGAAATGGTAGCCATGTATTTAACGAAGAAATTAACTCCGATTATGGGGCTAATGGCTTCAAAGTAGAAAATACAGACAATTTAGACAATGCTCAATTCAATATGGATGGAATGGTTGCTGATAGCAACGGCAAACACATTGAATTTACAACTCAAAATATTACCGCTGGCAATCAACAAATTCATGACGTCGCGGATGGAGTTGCAGATACTGATGTAGTTAACATGCGTCAACTAAAAGCACAAAGCCAAGCAGGTTTAAACGAAATCAACGTAACAAACCAACGTTTGAACAAATTAGGAGCTAGTTCTGCAGCTTTGGCATGATTGCATCCACTTGATTTTAATAAGGACGACAAAGCGTCCTATGCTATCAGTTATGGTCATTATCGAAACGCTAATGCTATTGCTTTAGGTGCTTTCTATCGACCTAATGAACGCGTAATGATTGGCGCGGGCATGAGTTTAGGTGCTGAAAAGCAATTTACCGCAAACGTCGCATTCAAAGTCGGTAAAGGAAGCGACTATGTAGCAGAAGCAAAAGGTGAAAATGCTCGTATCAGCCAACTTGAAAAACTCGTTGAAGCGTTGACTAAAGAAGTTAATGAATTGAAGTCTAAATAATGGAATTAGAAAAGGAGTAACATCATGAACCAATTTACTATTGAATTTAGAGGCCCTAAAGATCTTGCGAAAAAGATTGCAGAATATAACGAATTAATGAACGGTAAAGCCGAATTAAGTATTGAAGATAAAGAACAAGTTAAAGTAGTTGAGGTGGTAACTACTCCTAAAGACGAAGTTAAACCTGAACCAGCTGAAGCTGTTGCAAAAGCAGTTGAAGTAGAAGAACCTAAAAAGCCAACTCCTGGTGCTAAGGTTGAAAAAGAAATCGTCGAAAACGTATCTATCGAGCCTGACGATGTGCCTGTTACTGATTTTGACGGTAACGAAATTAATCAACCTACCGAAGAATTGTCTATTGATGAAGTTGAAGTATTCGACCCTAAAGAGTTTTGGAACGAGTTCAAAACGTGGATGGGTAGCGACAAAGAACGAGCTATGGCAGCTCTTAAAATCTTCCAAAGTAACGGCGTAGCTAAACCTACATCCACGGCGTTAACTGATGTAATTGTTAAGGAATTAAAAGAGTTAATGAAATAAGAGATAGGAGTACCACAATGGCATACGTTAATGATTTTAAAAGAGTAGTTGATAATGTAGCACCTCAAATCGAGGTGCTACAAAAGGCAATGGTTTTAGATCCAGCCAATACTATCGAATATCAAAGAGCTATCGATTTCTGCGAAACCAATCAAACTGTATCACAGACAATACTCAATGCTATCAAACTTGTAGAAAAAGACAGTAAAAAGACAGAAGATGGACAGAAGAAAGACAGTAGCGAGACAGTAGAAAAACCAAAATCTACTAAAGCTAAAAAAGAGCCTAAACCTGCTCCAGCTGTTGAAGAACCTACAAAAGAGGAAAATACGTCCGATGATGTATTCGATATGTTTGGTGATTAATAGGCGGTGATATAGTATGGAGTATTTAAATTATATAAACATTCCTAAAATGTTTGACTCTATCGTTTTAGAAACGCAATGGAGTTGCGACTATACAACTATATATCATTTTGATTGTGGCCACGCGTTCGGTAGCCAATGGGATAGAAAATATAACTATTTTAACGGCTACACCACGGCCGCAAAATATTATACATGCCCTAAATGTGGCGTTCACTCATCGCCTGATGTGCATAAGGTTTTCTCCTCTCACAGAGAGGAGAAAGTTTACCCAATATCAATGTTTATCGAGGTGATTAATTATAAGAATTTCCTTGATTTAAGAATTAAATATCGTGGTATCCAGTTGTTCATGAATGGTACTAAAAGCGAAGAAAAGACATATTGTGAAACTATGCGATATGACTTTAAGAAGAAATGTGCGATATTCATTGACCGTGATAGAAATCGACATGAAATATCTGTTGCGTATCTACGAGGTGATGGCTATGAGGAACACGGTATTATGACAATACTAACCTATATAGGTAGTTCATATGCTGTTCATAGCATTAATAAAAAGCGTTTGAATGAAGTGTTTAAAACGTTAAGAACTGCATTTGAAAAGCGGTTAGAAGAAACATACGGCTTTAAATCAAAAGGAGTATATATTCCTCCAGGTGTTAACGAAGAGGGCGGCTACTTCTCAACTATGCTCATTAATATGGCTTTTAAAATAGCAGCACCTGACATGCCATCCGTTACAAAGATAATAGAAAGTACTAACCGTTGGAGTGATAACTATTGTCTTAAACGTCATATCCCATTTAGTGATTGTGTATTTGAGGACACAAAGAAAGGTATGAACTTTGTTCAATCTTTAATGAAACAATATCACGCCCCAAATTCAAGATCATTAAGAAAAGCTATGAGTACAGACATCATGGCAGTTAATATGACGAACGTATTAAATCTATTTAAAGATGAGAACATTCGTAGAACTATATTAACCCTAGATAGGACTGATAGCGTTGAACTAATGAACTCACCACATTATAGAAGCCCTTATACCGGAAAGGTATTAACCGCTAAAAGTATTAGAGACGCTATGACGGTTACTACTCAAATAATCAAGGATATGTGGTCTAAATTAATCGAGCGACATGGTGAAACTGGTGTTCTTAACTACTTATTAAGTGCTGATTATTCTGAAATTAAAGATATACCAAACATGTATTTAGATTTAAAGCCTAAATATAGGGAGCTGGTGTGGAGGCAACCATGCAAGTTAAAGAAGTTCCATGATTTGTTAGTGAATATCTACAATAAGCAAGAATATGGCGATATAAATCTACCAATAATTGAAAAACTCAACGCAGATATTGACGGTATACACTTTGTGATACCTAGAACTGCTGCCGACCTATTAAATGTTGGTAAATCATTAAATAATTGTGTTGGTTCATATAAGGATAGAGTGATGAAAGGATCCGTTGCTATTGTTGTAGTAACAGATGACAATATGAAACCTGTTGCCTGCCTAGAACTTAATAAGAATGGTAAAAACAAATTTGCCAAACTCGTACAAGCGAAGTTATTTGCTAATAAGCGAGTAGCAGAAAATGAACATATTAATACAGCTGTTATGAAGTGGGCTAACCAGTTAAAGATACAGCCACATACAGTAGATATAGAAGCACATGTCAGTTAAGGGGGATATGAAATGAAACTATTAAAGCTATCGCTTACTAATTTTAAAAACATCCGTCAATCTAGTTTTGAATTTGACGGAGAAAACAAAATCATCTTTGGTGATAACGCAACAGGTAAAACAACGGTATTCGACAGTATGTGCTGGCTGTTGTTTGGTAAAGACAGCCTAGACCGTAGCGACTTTGAAATTAAAACGCTAGTTAATGGCGAACCAATTCACAAAGTTAATCATGAAGTTGAAGGTGAGTTCAGTAACGATGATGGAACACAATTTACGTTAAAGCGTGTATATCGTGAAAAGTATAGTAACCCTCGTGGTGGTGATACAAAACTCACAGGCCACACTACCGATTATTTCATTAATGATGTACCAGTTAAAGAAAAAGAATATAAGGCTTACATTAATAATCTAATTAGTGATGATGTGTTTAAACTTATCACAAACCCTTTATATTTCAATGAGACGTACTCCTGGCAAAATCGACGAAAGTTATTGCTTGAAATGTGCGGTAATGTTGATGATGAAACCGTAATTCGTAATCATGGTGAGTTAAGAAAGCTACTATCTATTCTTAATGGCCGTACTGTTGAAGAACATAAAAAAATAGTTGCTGCTAAAAAAGCAGCAATTAACAAAGAGCTCGATATGATACCGGTACGAATCGATGAGGCCATTCGTAATAAACCGGAGGTGCAGTCAGATAAAGATAAATTAAAAGCTGATATTGAAACGTTTAACACTGGTATTAATCAACTCGAAGAGGAAGCTGCTGTTATTAAGAATGGCCTAAAAGAAACCGAGGTTAAGTCTAAAATTCGTAATATTAAGCGTACAATCGATGAACGACGTAACCAGGTACTATCTGACTATGATAAAGAGAAAACTCGCTTACGTGGTGAATATGAGTTTTCATTAAAGCAATTAAAGGCTATTGAACAAGAACGAGATAGACTTGTGGATCACAACTATGAAACAGGTAAAAACATTGAACGCGAAAACGAACGAATTGAAAAATTAAAAGAAGAATTTAACACTTTTAACACTCAAGAATTTGACGATGTGAACTGCCCTACATGTGGTCAGCCGTATCCTGATGATAAAAGAGAAAGCCTAAAAGAAGCATTTAACATGCAAAAGGCTACTAACCTTGAGGAATGGCAAAAATTAATTGATAGTGCAGAAAATATGAAACGTTCTTACATCGAACAAGAAGAAATTGTTGCTGTTAAAATTGATGGCTTAACTAATCAAGTTAAAGAGCAACAACAAGACTATGAACGTAAATTTAAGGCCTATGAGGAACTAGAACAGCCTGATATCAATAAAGATTCTGTATATATGGATCTACAAGCACAACTATTCTTATTAGAGTCTGAGCTTGACGATACCGATACAACCAACTCTTATGAAGCGATTAATAAAGACATCGATGAGATGAAAGCTAAACGTACTCAACTCGTTGATGAACTCAATAAGCATGAGTTGATTGAAATTATCGATGAACGAGTTAAAGAGTTAGAACGCAAACAGCAACAACTGGCTAATGATAAGAATGAGCTAGATGAAGCCATGTTCCTTATGGATGAATTTATCAAAGCGAAAGTTGATATGTTAGAACAATCTATCAACAGCCATTTTGAATATGCTCGCTTTAAAATGTTCAACGTGTTAGTGAATGGCAATATTGAAGAATGTTGTGAAACAACTTATAAAGGTGTTCCATATCGCAGCATGAACAATGCTGCTCGTATGAACGTAGGTCTTGATATTATCAACGCTTTAACAAAGTATTTTAAAGTCGATGCACCTGTATTTATAGATAATGCCGAGGCGGTAACTAGCTTTATCCCTTGTCATAGTCAAGTAATTCAATTATTCGTAGACGCAACATTTAAAGAATTAACAGTTGCATAGGAGGTCCAATATGGCAAACGAAATCACAACAAAGAAAAATGAAGTATCCGCTAATTTTAACTCAGTAGCTAGCTTCGAACTATTACAACGGCAGGCAAAAATGTTTAATGAGTCCAGTTTGGTGCCTGATAACTTTAGAGGCCCTCAAAACTTTGGTAATGCTTGTATCGCATTAGAAATGGCTGTTCGTATTAATGCTAGTCCATTAATGGTAATGCAAAATCTATATGTAGTGTATGGTAACCCTAGTTGGTCCTCTAAATTCTTAATTGCTACATTTAATCAATGCGGTAGATTTGAAGCTATTAAATATAAAGAAACTGGTAAAAAAGGAACCGATAGCCAAGGTGTTGTCGCTTATACTCGAGAAAAAGGTAGCGATGAAATTATCGCAGGTCCTGAAGTAACAATCGCTATTGCTAAGGCAGAGGGATGGTACGACAAAAAAGGTAGTAAATGGAAAACGATGCCGGACCAAATGTTACGCTACAGGGCTGCAGCCTGGTTGATCCGTACAACTGCACCTGAAATTTCTATGGGGTTGCCAACAGCTGATGAAGCAATCGATGTTGAAGGTAATGTCAGTGATGTATTAGATGATGCAATTACAACTATCGAACACAACGCAAATGCAGAAGTTATAGATATTGAACCTGGTTCAGAATTTATTGATAAAGAGACTGGTGAAGTATTAAACGCAAATGAGATGTTCGGTGAATGATTAGTGTTGAATGTTTCGGTAGTAGCTCCTCAGGGAACTGCTACCGACTAAAATCAAGCGTAAACGGCGATGAAATATTGGTTGATATAGGTTTACCATTTAAAGATATTCAAAGAGCTTGTAGGTATAATTTCATGCATTTAAACGGTATTCTAATAACTCACCAACACGGCGACCACTCAATGTCGGTTAGCGATTGGCTACAATTAGGCCATAAAGTGTATATGACCAAAGATACTGCACAAGCTGTTCATGCATTAGACGCTCGAACATGGATTGAAATTATACCTAAAAAGACTTTCAAAGTTGGTATATTTACAGTTTTACCATTTGAATTAGAGCATGATGTGCCTAATGTTGGCTTTTTAATAACCGACGGTGAGGAGAAAATGCTATACATCACTGATACCTATTACTGCCGTTACACATTTAAAGATGTGGATCATATCCTGGTAGAGTGTAATCATTCTTATGAAATATTAAAGAATAAAGTGTATGACGATGAACTATCAAAGCAACGTATGGAAAGGTTAGTTAAATCACATTTTGCACTCGAAAACGTAATTAAATTTCTACAATCAATGGACTTATCGAAGTGTAAAGACATACATCTTATTCACTTATCAAACGAGAACTCCAATGAAGCGGAATTTAAAAAAGTGGTACAAGCAGCCACAGGGAAGTTGGTAATTGTACATCAAGAAAAGGGGTGATATTGTGCGAGTTAAATTTGATGTGTTTATTAAAGCGTTAGAGGATAAGCATTTAACACTTATGCAGTTTTCTAACAAGTCTCAAACCGTTCCAAAATCACTTGTCTTATATCTAAGTGGAAAGCCGATAGCATTTGATAAAAAGCGTTTTATGTGGTGTAAGGTGCTAGGCCTAGAACATGACGAATTATTTTATTAGGGGGTAATAATGGCAAAGGATACATATTATTTTAGTCATGATGTTAACGCCAGTACAGACCCTAAAATCGTAGCAATGGAGTCAGAGTTTGGGGTTATTTCATATGCCTGGTGGTGGAAACTAATCGAAAAACTAGCTTCATCTGAGGACTATAGACTGCCTTTTAAAAAATATACCTTTATTGCTCTCGATAAAGAGTTAGGAGTTTTGAACGAAAATGAACGACCATTGAACGAAAATGAACGACCGTTGAACAAAAACGAACATACTTTCTTTTGTTCAAATAAGTCATTTTTGTTTGTAAACTCGTTAATTAATGAGTTTGAATTGCTCGAATGTGATGACGAGTATTTTTGGTCTCCTAGTTTGATTCGCAGACAAGAAGAGCGAAGAAGTAAATTTGAGAAAAAGCAAGAACAGCGCAGGCTAGCAGGCATTAAGAGTGGCGAGGCAAGACGAAAAAAAGGAACGAAAACGAACGACTGTTCAACAGTCGTTGAACAAAACGAACAAAAGGAAAGGAAAGGAAAGGAAATAAAAGATATTAGAGAGAGAGAAGGAACGCGCGCAACTGACATCGAAAATCCTCTATCTATGTTTGAAAATGAAAAACAAAATAATAAGGCTGTTTACGATTTATACATGAAGTCGATTGGCGATATATCCCCTGTTATAAAAGAACGACTCGATGATCTTGTCGAAACATATGGCAGTGAACGTGTCATTGTGGCTGTTAATACAACTGCAGAAAATGGCGGTAACAGTATTAAGTACGTCGAAACAGTAGCGGCTGGTAATTTAAAAAAGGAGGTGAACCAAGCGAATGGAACCAATAAACGTGGGGGTGGAACTAGAAAAGCTCAAACAAAAACTGATGGAACGGAAGTTGACTGGTCCAAAGAGACAGGCGAATGGATTTGAGGTATACTACCCTGTTTATTCTGAACCGGTAGTCATTAAAAGCACATCATCAAATTTAGAACAATACGGCATTAAAGGTCGATATAATGACATGACATTTGATAGGTTAAAGGCGTTAGGCGCTCCGGTTGAAGATAGAGAAGTATATAACCAGGCTTACAAATATGGAGCTCATATACGAGACCATATCACTAATGGTCGAGGGTTGATCTTATTAGGGCCGGTAGGAACTGGAAAGACTTCAATAGCTGTCAGCATATTACGAAGGGCGATTGAACAAGGTTACAATGGCTACATTATTTCAATGATTAGTTTGCTCGACACCTTACTAATATTAAGTAAAGGGCCAACGGAACACTATATAAAATTTGAAAATCGTATTCGCAATATACCGTTATTAGTATTAGATGATTTTGGGGCCGAATATAGTAACGCTTGGGTAGCAAAGAAGGTTGAATCCATCATATCGGACAGGGTGGGAGATGAAAAATCAACCATTATTACTACCAATTTAACGGTGGCTCAAATCAAATCAAGTTATGACGGTCGAGTATATGACAGACTAAAAGAAACGTCATTCTTATTACGATTTAAAGGCCAATCCAATCGCAAGCCTTTAGATAATAGCGAAATTTAATTATTTGAGCTACAAGGCGATTTTATATCGCTAGTGATAAAATACCTAAACAAACAATTATAGATGCCATAGCGGGCGTGCTACGTAGCTCAAATTAAAAAATAAAAGTTATACACATGGAGGTGCAAACATGGAAATTAAAATTAAAGTCGATAATAAAAACAAAATTACGAAAGTTAATTTTAACGAAAAGTATAGTCTTGATGATGTTATCACAAATGTAGGTGCTGCATTGTGCCTTATGTTAAAAGAATTAGACGAAGAAGAACGCAGGGGTGCTGGCTTGGCAATGTGTTTGCTTATTGCAGAAGCAACAGGTATTGGTGAGGAAAGAGGGTGCGAATGTTGCGATGAATAGTCTTGTAATATATGGCCGACCAACGACCAAAAAGAACAGTTCGCGAGTAGTATATGCTGGGAAATATCCAAAAGTCTTACCATCAAAAGCATATTCCGATTATGAAAATTTAGCGTTACAACAGTTGCAATTCTACCGCAAGCGTTTTTATGTAGGTGGTCCAGTTCATGTCCGGTGCCGCTATTACATGCCGGACAAAAAATCTTGGCCAGACTTGGTCGGCCTATTACAAGCTACAAGTGATATATTAACCACTGCACAAATCATCGATGATGATATGTGGATCGTTAACTATGACGGTTCAAAAATCGTTGGTGTTGATAAATATAACCCTCGAACAGAAATCGAGATTATAAAAGCAGAAGAACATCACATATTACACGATATATGGGGGAGGAGAAATAAATGACATTTGTCTTTTTCTTAGCAGGGTTAATTGCTGGAGCCTGTATAGGAATTATTACAACATGCTTATTAATAATTGCTAAATGTTCCGACGAGAGGAGATATCATGAATAACATTCCGCAGTTCTTAGAACATTTACCAATATGGAAAGCAAATCCATTAGACCAGGTAAAAGCAACTAAACAGATAAAGAAAGTTAAACCAGTAAAAACACATCAATTTGATGTAACGGATAGAATGTCTAATCACGTTGTTGAAAAGGTATGTCCGATATGCGGTACAGCCTATACAGTAGCGTATAGACTAAGAAATATTAAAAAAACATGCAGTGCTTCTTGTGGACAAAAAATGCGACTAGCTAGAAAAGAACCTGAGGCATGGGTTAATGAAGCTGTAGCATTAAAAAAACAAGGCTTTAAATTAAGTGCCATTGTAGTAGTAGTTAATAAATCTACTAGTACTGTATGGCAATATTTAAAGAAACGAGGCTATTAAAAATGCTCGAACAGGATAAGAATCAATATTGTTGGTGCTTTGATGGTGATGCGGGTAATCCACAAGGAAGTATTGAAGAAGCTATTGATGACTTTTTAAATTATTATGGACATTATTGTTGGGATGAGAAGAATGATGTTGAATATTTAGAACAAGATGTACTTGATGATTACGTAGAAATAGGAAATCCATATTATTATGTTCCAGAAATAGATGGTGAACGTGTAATTTATGATCTTCTTGATAATGACTTACCTGAAGAATTTGCCGAATGTGATTTTGAATATTTTAAAAAGGTAAAGAAAGAACATCTATGTGAATTAAGCAAAGGATTGACAGAAGTATTCAGAAAATGGGAAAAATCACATAAATATGGATATAGCGCATATTTGGTGAAAGAAACAGAACTATATAGAATCGGTGATTATATCGATTCAGAGGGGAATTATAAATGAGGTAAATATATGAATAACGAAAGCAATGATACATATACAGTGGTATTGATACCATGTAACAATAGTGAAAATGTAGGAACATATGGCAAATATAAGACGATAGAAGAGGCACAATCAGCAGCAAATGTATTTGATAACATGCAAAAAGCTTACAAGAATGGCTTAACAACATCACAATTATTAAACTTTGTGGAAGACATGCCCGTTGTTGTAAAGAACTATGAAAGGATTATGAGTGTAAGTTGGATATTAGAACATCAAATTAGATGAAAAGGGGAATTAAATAAATGAACGAAAATCAATTTGAACGAGTTACAGGGCATGAAGATGCTGATTTACCTGAACGAAAAACAGAATATGCAGCAGGATACGATGTGAAGCCTTATGAAACTGGCACTGTATTACCACATCAGACAAAACTTATTCCTACAGGTATTAAATGTAGATTGAACTATGATGAATACATTCAATTACATTTAAGATCTAGTGTAGGTATTAACAATGATGTCATGCTAGCGAATGGAACAGGTATTATTGATGCGGATTACTATAACAATGACGATAATGAAGGTCATATCATGATACCTATTAGAAACTTAGGTGATGAACCGTTTTATTACAAATCTAGCGAACGCCTAGCACAGCTTATTATTATGCCGTACAGGGTGGTAAATAAAGATACTGCTACTGCAAAGCGTACAGGTGGGTTTGGTAGCACGAATAAATAAGGAATATTGTGTTCTCGTTAAAGGGGTTAGTATGGAGAAAATTACTAAAGAAATACAACGCAGAAAAGCTAGGGAGTATATTATGCGAATCAATGACTATTACCTAGAAGAACAAGCGTTACATGCACAACTTGAACTCTTGCAAAAGCGAATGGGCCCAGCTGGTCTACCTAAAAGCTCTCTAGGGGATAGCGTAGGTGGTGGCGGTGAGGTTAATATTATGGAACAGTTTCATCAACTTACTGAACTTAAATCAAGTATTTTCGATTTGAAAGAAAAGGCGGTTGAGTGCGAACTCGATGTGATGAGGTGCATCTTCAATATTAGCGACCCTAAATATAGGGCGGTACTTACTGAGCGATACATTAATAGGCGTGATATTTACGCTATATCGCTAATTTATAAAAGTTTAGGCATGCCGAACAACTCAATCAACTACATCAAAAGACTACTTCGTAGAGCGGAAGAAGCGTTCTACGAAAAAAATTTGAAATAATTCTCGTGGCCTGATGTTTACCACGAGAATATAGATAATCACTGCATTAATATATAGTGGGGTGCACCTAATTGCACCTATATTGACGCTATGTGAACAAAATTTGCACCAGGTGCACCTAAAATGCTATTGAGTGCACCCTATTGACAGTGGTATCATATAGATGTCAACAAAAGGCGAATTGCCAAAATGTGGACTTTCACTCTCTTATAAACAGAAAACATCTACGCAAAAGGAGCACCTTTACTCATGGGGTGCTCTTTTTGTATGTAAAAATAAAGAAAGGAGTTAGGTTATGGAGATTGTAAATATTGCAGTAGATAAACTCGTACCATACGAAAATAACCCTCGTAACAATACAGAAGCTATTCAATATGTAGCGAACTCTATCAAAGAGTTTGGGTTCAAGGTTCCTCTTGTTATTGATAGCGATAACGTTGTTATTTGTGGACATACTCGGTTATTAGCTGCTAAACAATTAGGGCTTAAAGACGTTCCGTGTGTTGTGGCTAATGATCTTACCGATGAACAGATTAAAGCGTTTAGGTTGGCTGACAATAAAGTTGGCGAGATTGCTACATGGGACTTGAGTGCTTTAGTTGATGAATTAAAAGATATTAATTTTCTCAACATGGAAGATTTTGGTTTCTTAAATGCAGATGAGTTAAGAACAGATTTCTTTGATGAGGAAGAAGCACAGCAAGATAAAGACGATAAACCAGCACAAGAAGATAACGGAAAAGTTGTCAAGGTTGTATGTGATGATGAAAACTATCAACAACTTATCGATTATTTAGACGCTAATTTATTTGTGTATGAGGTGTAATATGGATAATTTTATTGTGTGTAATGTAACGGTGGAAGGCTTTCATTACTGGAAAAATGCACCTGTTAAATATGGGTATTTAAGAAATAATCATCGTCATATGTTCAATATTGAATTACATATTCCGGTTATGGATCTTAATCGTGAAATTGAGTTCATCGATGAACAACGAATTATTAAAGACCGTATTTTAAAAGAATTCGGCGATAGTTTAGGATATGCACAATTCGAAGGTATGTCATGTGAACATATTGCTGAATGGCTTATGGCGGAATATCCAACGGCAACTTATTGCAAAGTAATTGAAGATACAAACGGAGGTGCCGTTCTTGTTCGGAAACAATATCAAAATCCATTTTGCTGGTTCAGACAATGTCTTTAATAGCATTGTTGGGTTGAAGTTAGCAGATGTGAATTATCGCTTGTACACTTGCTATCCGTTTATTGTCAACAAAAAAAATAACCGACGACTTTACATTAAAATCTGATGCTCCGATGATGAGAAAGGATTTGCAATTCAAACATGTAATTCAAGATAGCGGGCTATTTACCTTAATGTTTGGTGCTGCAAAAGATAAACAACTTACATATGATGATTTGGTTGACTGGCAAGATAAATTGATTAAGTTTACCAATAGCAATGATTTACAGCAGACATGCGTTGAAGTCGATTGTCAAAAGGTGTTATCGCCGGAAGATGCTTGGAAGTTGCGATATAGGATGCGTGATAAGTTAAAGAATAGACAAATCAACGTATTTCACAAAGAGGATGGCCGTAAAGGGTTAGACCGCTTAATTGAATTTGCCGAGTATATTGCGATTAGTGTTCCTGAGTTGCGTATCACTAACCCTAAAACATTTAGAGAAGATACGCATAGACTAGCATGGTACATTAAGAATAAAAAGCCTGAAATTGATATTCACTTATTAGGCTGTACGGATCTTAAAATGCTAAAACAAAATAAGTTCTGTACCTCAGCAGATAGTACATCGTGGCTAGCACCTTTACAGTTTGGCATTAGCCGAACATCAAAAGGCAATATGCACATTAACTATCACAATAAAGAAATTAGACAACAATATATGGAACAAGCTCGGCTGTTTGGGGTAAAAGAAAAATCGTTACCTAGAACAGCCGATTATGCTATATCGGCATTATTAAACAAATTAGATTATCAGAGTGTTGCTGGTAATCAAGATTAGGAGGAAATGTATGTATTATGTATCAAAACGAATGGAGATTGCAGGTAGTCATAGACTAAATTTAGACTATGAAAGTAAATGTCAAAACCTGCATGGCCATAATTGGATAGTAACAGTATTTATGAAAGGTGAAAAACTAAATCATAATGGTATGATTATGGATTTTACTCATATTAAACGTGCTATTCATGACAGATTAGACCATGCTCATATTAATGACGTAGTAGTCGATATTAACCCTACTGCAGAAAACATGGCTAAATGGATATGCGACCAGTTAGGTGAGCGCTGCTACAAGGTAGAAGTACAAGAAACAGAAGGGAATATTGCAACATATGAACGTGATTGAAATATTTAGTAGCATTGAGGGCGAAGGCACACGAGCTGGTGAACTATGTACTTTTATTCGCTTGGCTGAATGTAACTTGCGTTGCTCTTATTGCGATACCGAATACAGCTTTACCGGTGGTAAAGAAATGTCTGTTGAAGAAATCATGCAAGTGGTCGATGGTTATGGTAATTACAATGTAACTATCACAGGTGGTGAGCCGCTATTGCAAAATTTAACGGAACTGCTTAATGCTATGAATAGGTATTTCGTTAACATTGAAACTAACGGCAGTATTAATCCTGTACCTTTATATGGTGATTATACAAACGTTATTTTTACAGTTGATTACAAGTGCCCTTCTTCTAAGCAAGAGGAATTTATGAATAATGGGGAAGCATTACAAGATTTAGAGGACTGCGATGTCATTAAATTCGTAGTCGGTAGTTTTGATGATCTTAACCGCATGCGTCAACTAATTGAAGAAAACGAGTTCAAAGCACAAGTTTATGTATCACCAGTATTTGGAAAAATCGAACCTAAAGACATTGTTGATTATATGAAAACGTATAACCTACAAGGTGTTAGGTTACAATTACAAATTCATAAATTTATTTGGCCACCTGATATGAAAGGAGTGTAGCTATATGATGAATCAAGATACGATTGAACAAGGCATTAAACTCCTTTTGCGAGGGTTTGGTGAAGATTTAACACGTGAAGGTATTGTTGAAACGCCTAAACGTGCTGCAAAAATGTATTTAGAGCTGTTAGAGGGTATGAACTACACAAACGAACAAATCGCCGAAAAGTTTGGCAAGTCATTTGAAGTTGAAACCTCTCAAATGGTTGTAGTAAAAGATATTGAAACGTTTTCCGTGTGTGAACATCACCTAGCGTTAATGTACGATATGAATATTAGCGTAGGATACATTCCTAATGGCAAGGTAATTGGCTTATCTAAAATTCCTCGTATTGCTGAAATGTGCTGTAAACGATTACAACTGCAAGAAAAAATCGGTGAAGACATCGCTGAGGTTATTTCTATTGCTACTGGTAGTGAGGATGTAATTGTTCATATCACAGCGAAGCATAGTTGCGTTACGGCTCGCGGTATTAAATCGCGTGGATCTAATACAGTTACAACTACCAAAAAAGGTAAATTTATTAGAGACTACGATTTAACACGTGAATTTATTGATAGTTTAAAATGACAGTTATTAATTGTATTAAGCGTAAATGCTTAAACAATAGGAAAGGTCTATGCACAGCTAATTCTATTGAATATGATGGCTTATGCCAGTCATATATTACTCACACACACGCTAAAAAGCATGTGGGTGGTATGTGCATACGAGAACATGGAAAACTCAAGCACAAATCAAATGAAGTACTTAAATAAGTATCGGTAGAGGGGCAGGTGGTGAGTATGTGAAGAACTATGAGGCAGCCGAGAAAGACTATAAGAAATTCATTCCTTATAAAGATATAGCCGAAAAGTACGGTGTATCAATCGAAACAGTTAAATCTTGGCGCAAGCGTCATGGTTGGAAACGTCCTAAGAAGAAGCCTACACCAAAGAAGAAAGTAGGGGCTCCTATTGGCAATAAAAACGCACTAGGTAATAGTGGCGGAGCACCAATAGGAAACCGAAATTCAGTTAAGCATGGTTTATTCGCGAAGTACTTGCCACTCGACATGATTGGTGTAATTGAAGAAATAGAAACAATAACCCCTATAGAAATACTATGGGGGAATATTTGTATTAAGTATGCTGCTATCATACGAGCACAAAAGATAATGTTCATCGAAAGTGAAAATGCAGACAAACAAATTGAAAGCGTTACTCAAACAGTTGAGGAGAGCGACCAATTTGGGAACACTAAACGAATTGAAAAGCACGTTGACACAATCACAGCGGATATTCGCATGGAGAAGTTTCTTAAAGCACAATCAAAGGCGATGGACACTCTAGCTCGATTAATTAAGCAATATGACGAGTTATGCCGAAGTGAATTAGCTACCGAAGAGCAAAAGGCTCGTATCGCTAAACTCAAAAATGAAGTGGCTGTTATCAAACAGCAAAACGAAGATAATAAAACGCTCGTTCCTATTATTGTAGGCGGTGATGAAATTGAAGACTAAAGATAATCAAGTTATCGTTCATCTTCCTAGCATTGTAGGAAAGCATTATGGTGAGTTTTGGCGATTTAAAGGGCGTTATAAAGCTGTTAAAGGTAGCCGTGCAAGCAAGAAATCTTCAACTCAATCACTCAAGGTTATTACTGAAATTATTGAAAACCCTAATATTAATTGGTTAGTGGTTCGAAAAGTTGAACGAACGTTGCGTGATAGTTGTTATGCACAGCTTAAATGGGCTATCCACCGACTAAAGGTGGATAACTTTTTCAAGTGCAGTACATCACCTTTAGAAATTACCTATAAGCCAACTGGACAAAAAATATTATTCCGTGGCCTTGATGATCCTTTAAAGGTTACATCCATTACGGTTGAAGTTGGTTCATTATGTAGACTATGGATAGAGGAAGCATACGAAATAATGAGCGAGGACGCGTTCGACCGCTTAGATGAAAGTATTCGTGGACAACTACCAAAGGGAATGTATCATCAAGTAGTATTAACATTTAACCCTTGGTCTGATAGACATTGGCTGAAGAAAAGGTTTTTTGACGAGCCTAGTAAAAATGTACTGGCAATGACTACGAATTACATGTGCAATGAGTTCCTAAGCGAAGCGGACTTGGTTTTATTCGAGGAAATGAAAAAGAACCCTCGTCGCTATAGGACTGCTGGTCTTGGTGAATGGGGTATCGTTGAAGGCCTTGTGTATGAAAATTGGGAAGAGCGTGTATTTGATGTTCATGAAATATCAATAAGGCCTAGTGTACGTTCTGTCTTTGGCATGGACTTTGGGTATGTCAACGACCCTAGCACGTTGTTTTGTGGCCTAGTTGATACAGTAGCAAGGGAGATATATGTATTTGATGAAATGTACGAAAAAGGTATGAGCAATGAAGATATTTTGTCAAAAGTATCCGAAATGGGATATTCCAAAGAACGAATTAAAGCAGATAGCGCGGAACCTAAATCGATTGCGTATTTACGCAAGGCTGGCCTCACTAGAATTAGGGCAGCAAAAAAGGGACCTGACTCAATTCGTGCCGGCATTTCGATTATCCAGGACTATAAAATTATTATTCATCCTAGGTGTGTTAATTTCATTACAGAGATTAGTAATTACACATGGGATAAAGATAAATTCGACAACGCGATAAATAAGCCTATAGATGATTTCAACCATTTAATGGACGCCATGCGTTACGCTATGGAAGAATTCGACGGCCGTAAAGGTGTTCGCATATTGAAATAAGGAAGGTGAAAGATTGGACATTGAATTAATTAAAAAGCTAATTAAAAAGCATATGCCTCGACATGGTGATGTTATTTCACAAATGATGGTATCTGAACGCTATTACATGGTAGATAACGATATTAACTACCTAAAAGAAAAACCTAAAAGCCAGGAAGAGGCACAACGAAAAGGCGACACGTTTAACCCTATGCATCAAGCAGATAATCGTATCGCCTATTCTTTTTATCCTTTGTTAGTGGATCAAAAAACCGCATACATGTTTACAGCACCACCTATATTTGACGTTAAAAATGACGCGTTAAACGATGCTATTCTTGAAGATTTAGGCGATGCTTACGAAAAAAAATGTAAAGATTTATGCGTTAAAGCAACAAATGGTGGTATCGCATGGGTTCATTATTGGATAGATGAAGATAAGAACTTTCAATGGGCTACCATTCCAGCAACTCAAATCGTGCCTGTATGGAACAATCATATCAATACTAAATTAGAGGGCGTATTTAGGGTATATGAGGATACAAACGAAGCAGGAGAAAACATCACTGTCTATGAATTTTGGAATGATAAGGAAGTACAAGCCTTTTCTATTCGAAGTGGTGATGTAGTAGACCAGCTCCAACCTTATTTAGCATTTGCGATGATTGACCCTACTGGTGCTATGGTTGAAGTCGATACTATGCCACATGATATGGGCGCAGTCCCTTTTATTCCGTTTGCTAACAATGCTACATATACGCCTGATTTAAACCGTATTAAGAAACTTATTGATGTGTATGACAAAACATATAGCGGTTTCTTAAATGACCTTGAGGATGTGCAAGAGGTCATTTTTGTACTAACTAACTATGGCGGTGAAGATTTAGCTGAGTTCTTAAACGGAATGAAGAAATATAAGGCAATTCAAATGGACTCTACTGGTCCTGATGATAAAAGCGGTATTTCTACATTAACGATTGATATTCCAATTGAAGCACGCAAAGAACTGCTCGATATTACTCGCAAAGCTATTTTTGACATGGGGCAAGGTGTGGATCCACAGCAACAAGGATTAGATGGAACGAGTGGCGAGGCAATGAAGTTCTTGTATACGTTGCTTGAATTAAAAGCTGGCATGATGGAAACAGAATTCCAGTTAGGATTTAATCAACTTATCCGTGCTATTTGCAAATTCCATGGCAATGATAAAGTAACTATCAACCAAACATGGACTCGTACATCAGTTAAGAATGATAGTGATTTAGTTAACATGTGCTCTCAATCGATGGGAGTTGTTTCTAAACGTAGTATTCTCGCTCATCACCCATTCGTTGAAGATGTAAACGAGGAACTTAAACAAATTGAAGCCGAAGAGGCAGAATCTAACAATGGTATTTATGATGATTGGCAACATGAACATCATGACGATGGCTCTATAAACGACCATGACGATGATGAACACGAGGACCAATAGTCATATATATAAATTTAATCTCTAGTAACTCGTGGCAGGTAAACCACGGTAAAAACCGGATAGGAGACATTACATGACACTGAAAGAATTATTACAAAAATTGGGTATTGCGGAGGATAACATCGAAAACGCAACTAAACAATTTAAAGAATTTCTCGATGGTGAATATGTACCTAAATCGCGTTTTAACGAGGTTAACGCGGAAAAGAAAAACCTTGAAACAGCTGTTGCAGATCGTGATAAGCAGTTAAAGACATTGAAGGACAGCGAGGGTGATATTACAACTCTTAAAGATAAAATCACTAAACTGCAAGCCGAAAATAAAGCTAATGCTTTAAAAGCGGAGCAAGATTTGAAGAATTTAAAAATATCTACTGCTGTTCAATTAGCAATCGGTGATACGGCTCAGGACGCTGAACTCGTAGCCAACTTGATTGATAAGTCTAAGCTCATTCTTGGTGAAGATGGCAAAGTAACTGGTTTGAATGAACAATTAAAGGGATTAAAAACCAATAAATCATTCTTATTCAAACCGGAAGGTGACCCTAAATTCAAATATGACCCTAACAAGGGAAGCGGTACGCCTACAAATAACCCATTCTCTAAAGAACATTACAATCTAACGCAACAAGCAGAACTATTCTCTAAAGACCCTGTTAAGGCTAAACAATTAGCAAGTGAAGCAGGTGTTGAAATTAATTTCTAACCCTAGGAGGTAACTAATGGGAACAACTTTACAAGACATTATTAACCCTACGCCGTTTTTTGCGAACTATGTTGTAAATCGTACGGCTGAATTGTCCGCTATTTTCCAATCTGGCATTATCACTCGCGACTCTCAATTCGACAAATTAGCAAGTGAACCAGCACAAGTTCATAACATGCCATTCTTTAACGATTTAACTGGCGACTCTGAAGATGTAATCGAAGGTCAAGACCTTACAGCAGCAAAAATCACATCCAATAAAGATACGTCCACTACAATTCGACGTGCTAAAATGTGGAGCTCCACAGACTTGGCTGCTCAATTAGCTGGTACTGACCCTATGAAAGCTATCGGCGATTTAGCTGCAGGTTTTTGGGCACATGACCACCAAAAGGAATTATTGAATATCCTTGATGGTGTATTTGCATCTACTAGCATGACAGACCATATTTTAGATATTTCCGGTAAAACAGGTAAAGCGGCTAACTTCTCCGGCGAAGCGTTCATCGATGCAATGCAACTTATGGGCGATGCTCGTAACTCTTTGACAGCAGTTGTTATGCACTCCGCAACTAAATCTTATCTTGATAAATTAAACTTAATTCAAACGATCCGTCAATCTGATGCAGTATCTTTTGATTCTTACATGGGCCGTCGTGTTATCGTTGATGATGGTTGCCCTGTTGATACAGATAAGTACACTACTTACTTATTTGGTGAAGGTGCTATTGCATTTGGTGTTGGTAATCCAGTAGGTTTAAAACAAGCAGCCGTAGACCGCGACGAAAAGAAAGGCTCCGGTGTTGACTACTTGATTATGCGTAAAGCATTCATCATGCATCCACGTGGGGTAGCATGGCAAAATAAAACTCGTGAACATGCTGAGTCTGTATCTCGTACTGAATTAAAAGACGCACTCAACTGGAAACGTGTATACGAACCTAAACAAATTCGCATTGTTAAATTTACTCATAAATTAGGTTAAGGGGTGTAATTATGGGCGCTGATTCATATTGGGCTAGGAGAAGCACTGAACGCGAGGAAGAATGGAATAAGAAGAGCCAGGAAACCGTTGAAAAAGAGCTTGCTGCTCAATATGAACGGTCAGCTCAACGCATTCAAGCTAACATTGAACAGCTTTACGGAAAATTCGCTAACGATAATGGTATATCCATTTCAGAAGCTAAAAAGTTAATCAATGGCCCTGAGTTTAGAACTTGGAAAAAAGACGTTGAAGAGTACATGAAAGAGTATAAAGAAACTGGTAACCCTAAAACGTTACTGGAATTAAATACTCTTTCCATGCGTTCTCGTATATCTAGGCTTGATAAGTTGTATGGCGATACACTTATTGAGATAGATAAGCTAGGGCAAAAGACAAATGCATCGATTACAGGGTTTTTAAAATCTGCATACAAAGATAATCGGTTACATTCTGCATATGAACTAGCTAAACGAGGGCAAGGCCCTTTAGGCGTTGCTGTTGATAACAAACATGTTGAAAGCGTATTGCGTACTCCGTGGAGTGGCAAGAATTATAGTACTCGCATTTGGGATAACTCCGATAAGCTATCAAGGACTATTCAAGAGGTTGTAGTTAGCAATGTACATCGAGGAACATCCGTCGAAAAGCTAGCTAAAGAAGTTCAAGAACGTATGAACGTATCAAAGAATAACGCTGTTAGACTGGTTAGGACTGAACTCAATTATGTTCATAATCAAGCTACATTAGATTCTTTGAAATCTGCTAATATGGAGTATTTTCAATTCATAGCGACAATCGATAAGCGAACATCATCGACTTGCCGTGAACACGACAACAATATATATCCTGTTGCAGATGCTGAAGTGGGAACGAATGTTCCGCCACTACATCCGCGATGTAGATCCACAATAGCAGGTACGCTAGATAAGAAAGCGACTAGCGGTTCTCGTACTGTTAAAATGGCGAAAGCTAACAAGAAAGAGCCTACACAGTACGAGAAGGTGCCTCGCAATATGGACTATGACAACTGGAAAGCAATATATGTTGATAAGTCTAAAACGTTCTCTGAGTGGCGTAGTGAACAAAAAGCAGTTAAAGTTGTTAAATCTGTTGCTCGTATTCCTGAAAAGACTGTTACAAGCGATATGATACGTGATAAACTTGTAAAAATCGATTTACCAAATGCTACTCCACAGGATATAATAAATATAGGCAAAATGGTTGCTGAAAAGCATAATATTGTTGATGCTATAGGTAATATAGATGAGTTAAAAAATATATTATCTGAGTATCGCGATATCGGCTCAAGTGTTCCTAAAGAAATGTGGGCTAAAGGTGTTAATACAGCGAACAAAAAACTATTACAAGAAGCTTTTGATGTGTATCCTAGTGATTGGGTGCAGTATTTAAAGGATGGAAAGCGAAAAATATGTTCTCGAAAGGTTGATAGAGGTTATTTTAGTCCGCTAGCAAAATTAGGTAGTGGTAAAATAGATTGGAACCAGGATGGTAATCCAATGACTGGATATATTTCGATACATATGAACGGAATTAATAAAACAACTCCTTTTCATGAAATTGGACATATGGTTGAATACTTTAATAAAGACGCTTTAAGACTATCACTAGAATTTCGCAATATGCGTACACGTGGCGAAAAAGTAGAATTACTTGCTAATTTGTTAAATATACCGGCATATAGGACCGAATCAACATACGCAGATAACTTTATTAATCCTTACATTGGCAAGGATTATGGGAATGATGCTTCTGAGGTTTTAAGTATGGGCCTTGAATCAATATTTGCTCCGCAGGAAAATGGACAGTATAAAAAATATGATTATCGTTCTAACAAAAGAATTTATGCAACCATTGCTGATGATGTAGAGTATCTACATTTTATAATTGGCATGATTTTAACTGTATAGGTGATAAAAATGAATGACAAAGAATATAATTCAGTATTAGAACAACTACATACAGTCGAGAAGGCATATCTTTCTATCTTTGGTGAGCACTCTTTAGATCGTGTCAGTTATTATGAACCATTAAATCCTACAGTTGATGATTTTAAAATCGGAATTCAAAATCTATCAAAGGCGATTGCCAAAAATAAACCGATTTATCAACCAACTGAAGAAGAGTATAATATAATGATTTTTTAAGCACTCTATATAGAGTGCTTTTTTAATACATAAAAGGAGGTGAACTATGGGGAATGTTAAATATCTAGATTTTGACGATGCGAAGAAAGGCATTATTGACGCCACTCATCGACTTGTATCAGTTGTTGATAGTTTAAACGATGTAAATTATGATACATATTTAGATGTATTCGCAGAAAAGTTTATCCTTGATTGTATGGACTACTGCCATAGAATGAACTTTCCTAGAACGTTGATTTATACCGCCGCTGAATTAGCTGTTAAGTATATCAAGGATAAGTTCAGTGATACGCACGGCCCTCTTAAATCATTAAAAGAAAACGATGTTGAGTTTACATGGGCTGTTGAGGACGTGTCTCCTATTGGCTGTATTAGTGAAAAGGACTTTGAAAGCATTCGTACTAAACTGAACCTATATAGAAAAGTGGTGTGGTCGAATGGCTAATGTATATGGTAAACTGCTTGCGGATATTATGTACAAAGATACATGCACTATCTCACGGCAAATGGCAACTACTGACGATATAGGCGCCGATGTGTACGAGTTAACAGCGGTATATAGTGATGTACCATGTAGATTAGGTCAAACAGGCCAATCTGCTAGTACTAATGGAACCGAAACAGACAGCACATTTACATTAAGTGATAGATTGCGTTTGTGCTTATCGCCTGAATACGATGTTAAACCTAATGACATAATCTCTATTTCGCACGAGGGGCAAACGTTTGTCATGCGTGCTGATACGCCGTTCAAATATATGACACATCAAGAAATCAAATTATTGAAAGACGGTGAAGCATAATGGGGGTTAAGTTAACAGGGTTTGATGAACTCATTCAAAAGTTCTCCGATTCATTAGGTGAGTATCCTGAACACGTTGACACAGTACTCGCTCAAAGTGCTGAACTTATGATTAATGATGTTAAGACGAAAACTCCTGTTGATACTGGCCTACTACGAAATTCATGGAAACGTACAGGGGTTATGAATGGTAAGGTTGAGATCTACAACAATACCGAGTATGCGAACCATGTAGAATATGGACATCGTACACGCAATGGCGGTTATGTTAAAGGCCGTAAAATGTTACATCGCTCAATAGTTGGCATGCGTAGTCAATTCGCTAGGAATGCGAGAATTATATTGAGGAACTTAACCAATGATTAAATTAAGGGCGATACAGAAGGCTTTAGTCGAGCTGTTAAAAAGTAAATATCCTAATTATAAGGTGTATTTCGACAACATAGAAAAGTCGAATGCACCTTATTTTTATATCGAAATGTTCGTCCGGTCCGGTGTTGGTAATTATACATATTTTGATAGGACTATACAGGTCGATATAACCTTTAGACCTATTGAGGATAAATACGGACGAATTAAACGCTCTGAACTATATGAAATGTCTGATAGTTTAGAGTGTATTTTTAGACCAGTGCTTAAAGTTGATGATAGATACATTACTATTAACGACTTTGAACATACATTCATAGATGAAGTATTACACTTTATCTTTAACCTAGAATTTGAGGACGCATTTACAGATGAAGAAGTAGGTTTCATTCGAAATGAAGTCGCTCAAACTCTTACTTTTAGCCTTAATGGTATTAATTTAACCGAGGAGGTAACTAATGGCTAACGAAACCGAAAAATTTGGCTTACCACAGGTCTTAATTGACTTTAAAACCAAAGGTATTACAGCTATTAAACGTTCTGCACGTGGCGTGGTTGTATTGATTTTGAAATGCGAAAGCACGGATACATCTAATAAATATAAAATTTCTGATGTATCTGAAATTCCTGAAGGTGTATTTGACGAAGCAAGTACGGATCTTATCAAGAAATGTCTTGATGGTACTCCTTTACGCATTTTGGTATATACATTACCTAAAGCAAGCGTTCAAGCACCTAAAAATACGCAAGCTACATTGTTGAAACAGTTAAAGCATATCCGCTATAACTACATCGCATCGCCTACTGGTACAACTCAAGACCAACAAGATTTGGCGTCTTACATCAAAGCAGAACGCAATAACAGCCGTAAAACAGTTAAAGCAGTTGTTGGTGGTGTAGCGGCAGACCATGAAGGTGTTGTTAATTTCTGTACCGAAGAAATTAAAGTTGCTACAGGTAAAAATACAGCAGGTAAAACCACTTATAAAACATATACTCCAATTGAATATACAGCTCGTATCGCTGGTATTTTAGCAGGTTTGGCATTAGACCGTTCCGCAACATATTTTAAATTGACCGAAGTTGAGTCTGTTAAAGTATATGAAGACTTGAATGACCGAATCGATAAAGGCGAATTGCACTTATTCGACGAAGAAGATGGCGAAGGTGTTAAAATCACTCGTGCTTGCAACTCTTTGCAAACATTTACAACTGATAAGGGAGAAGAATTCCGTAAAATCAAAATTATGGAAGGCGTGGATATGGTTACGGATGATATTCGCGATACTTTCAAAAAATACTATGTTGGTAAATACATCAATGACTATGACCATAAAATGTTATTCATCGGTGCTATCTTGGTATACTTTGGTCAATTGGCTGGCAACGTGCTTGATAGCCGAGCAGGTAACACAGTAGATATCGATTTCCAATTCCAAAAAGACTACGCAATTATTAAAGGCGAGGATGTATCTCAAATGACTAATATGCAAATTCGCGAATACAACACAGGCTCTCAAATCGGTTTATCCGGCAAAGTTAAATTCGTGGATGCTATGGAAGATTTGAAGATTACATTCACAATGTAATAGAAAGGAATACAAGCATGAATAAAGACAAATTTACATTTGATTTACAAACGTTCGCTCGTGCTGCTGAAGACGTTAAATTCCGTGGTCGCCGTCGCTGGAATGGCTCTCACGGCAAATTGTGGCTAGATGGCGAGTTAGTATTCGAAATTGAAAGTTTCGAAGCAAGTGTTGAGTCTCAACGTGAAGACGTAATCATAGGCAACTCCGTTGACAGCAAGGTAACAGCACTCAAAGGCGAAGGCACAATTAAAATTAAAAACGTTATTAATCGCAATCATCGTAAATTGTTAGAAGAATGGAGTGCAGGCCACGACCCTCGTACTACTCTTATTGGTTTACTTGATGATCCTGACGCAGTGGACGGTCAAAAAGAACGCGTTACGATTGATAATGTTTGGTTTACTAAAATTCCTCTTATGAATTTTGAAAAAGGTAAAGTTGTTGAAACTGAATTACCTTTTGGCTTCACTCCTGAAGATGCACAATTCATGGAATCTATTGACTAATTGAAAGGAACTTAACTATGTCTATTTCTATTAATGAACTAATCGCTAAACGTGAAGAAATTAACGCTCGTAAAGCACAAAAATTAACTATTGAAACCTCCGTTGGTGAAGTAGTAGCAAAAAAACCTAGTAATTCTCTAATGGCAGAGGCGCTAGGATTAGATGGTAATAATGATGAATACATTATTTATAATTGTCTATTAGAACCTAATTTGAAAGACAAAGAATTACAACAAGCCTATGAATGCGTTGAACCGATGGATATCGTGGGTAAAGTATTTGAATTTGGCGAAATTAAAGCAATTTCTGATGTGTTAATTAAGTCTGTAGGCGTTGGTCAAAAACTTGATCATGCTATTTTCGACGAAGCAAAAAAGTAATAGAAGAAGACTGGGAGGCGGCTACGGCCGCCTACTTAGTTTTAAAAGGTCATACGTTTGATTATTTCTTTGGACTAACTACTATGGAGAAAATCATGTGCCGTGTAGCAATGGATAAGGAAAGAAAAGAGCGTATCGAGGTTGCTAAAATTGCTATAAGGGAGGTACTAGGTGGCTGATACACAAAAATTAAGCGTTGAACTCTCTCTTGATGATAGAGGGTTTACGAAAGGGATACAAAAAGCCCAACAATCATTGCAAGGTTTAGTTAAATCAACTACTGGCTTATCTCCTGCCGTTTCGTCTGCTAGTAGAAATATGAGTACGGCTACAAGCTCTGTTAAAGGGGTACAACAAGCCGCTCAAAGTGCAACGAGTAGCATTACAAAGTTAAAGCAAGCCGGAAGTAATGTATCTGTTAATATCAAGGCTAAAAACAATGCAAGCTCTACAATCAGTCAAGTACAATCTCAATTAAATGGATTTAAAGGTAAAGTATATACCGCTACGGTAGCAGTTAAACAAAAAATGACTGGTGCTGTTGGTGCTGCTTCTAATAAGTTAAATGGTGCTTTATTAGGTGCAGGTGCTCAAATGGCCGCTATGGGTGGCATTGGGTTTGGTATATTCGACGCTGTAAAAGGCTATGCTGATTTTGAAGAAGAAATGTCTGCTGTAAAAGCGATTTCAGGTGCTACGGCTGACGAGTTCCAACGCTTAAATGAAAAAGCAATTCAAATGGGCGCTGATACAAAGTTTAGTGCTTTAGAATCTGCACAAGCATTTAAGTATATGGGTATGGCCGGTTGGAAAACTGAAGACATGATAGGCGGTATTGCCGGTATCATGAACTTAGCGGCCGCATCCGGCGAAGATCTTGCTATGACTTCTGATATTGTAACTGATAGCTTATCCGCTTTTGGTTTACAAGCAAGAGACTCGGCTATGTTCGCCGATGTATTAGCAGCTGCAGCTACTAACTCAAATACCAACGTTGCTATGATGGGCCAAACGTTTAAATACGCTGCTCCAGTAGCAGGTGCATTAGGGTTCAGTATTCAAGATACTGCTCTTGCTGTTGGCCTTATGGCTAACCAAGGCATTAAAGCCTCCGAAGCTGGTACATCGCTCCGTTCTATGATGACTCGATTAGTTAAACAGACAAAAGAGTCAGGACAAGCAATGGATATATTAGGTCTTAGCATTACAGATTCAAACGGCAAGATGAAACCATTTAGAGATATTATCGCCGACATTCGCGAAGGCATGAAGAAATTAACTCCGGAAAGTAAAGCGGCGGTAGCTGGTATGCTTGCAGGTCAAGAAGCTATGTCAGGTCTATTAGCATTAGTTAACTCGTCGGATGGTGATTTCGATAAGTTGGCAGAGGCTATCGACAACTCAAATGGGGCTGCCGAACGAATGGCGAAGATCCGCATGGACAACCTAAAAGGCGACTTAGAACAACTATCAGGCGACTGGGATTCGTTCACTACTAAATTAATGAGCGGTAAAATAGGTGGCTTTAGAGATATTGTTCAAGGTATCGATAACTGGTTTACTGGTTTTACCGAAAACGTTGAAAAGAACGGATTTACAGTTAAATCAGTAATTGATGGTATTACATCTGCTATTAAAGAAATGGTTAAACAAACTGCAAAAATGGACGGACTACCGTCTATATTATCTACGGCCGCATTGGCTGCCCTTAGTGTTGGTGCTTTTAAACTTGGTAAAAAGGTTTGGGGTGCTGGCAAAGGTATTGCAGGCATGCTAGGTGGTAAAGGCGGTGCCAGTGGTGGTATTAGCGACGCTATAGGCGACGATACTACTATTCACAGTATTAATGTTTATGTCTACGGCAAGAACGTTTATGATGGTGGCGGTTATGGCCCAGGTGGTGGAGGTAAAGGAAAGACTTCCGGTAAAGGTGGTGGCGTTGGTACTGTTCCACCTAAAACTACTGGCGGTGGTAAATTCGGCAAAGTAGGTAGAGGTATCTCTAAAGGGTTTGGCATTCTTGGAAAAGGTGCAAGCAAGTTAGGAGGCCTATTATCTAAAGTCGGTGGTAAAGCATTCTTGCCTTTAACATTAGCTATGGGTGCATACGATTTAGCTAACTCCGATAACAAAGGGCGAACAGCTGCAGGCATTGGCGGTAGCCTTGCCGGCGGTTTGGCTGGTGCAAAATTAGGTGCTATGGGTGGTGCTGCTATTGGTAGCATTATTCCAGGTGCAGGAACGGCCGTTGGCGGTGCTATTGGTGGTGCATTAGGTGGTATCGGTGGTGCAATATTTGGGGAACAGTTCGGTCAAGAAATATTTGACGGAATTACAAATAACCTTGACGGCATAACAGATTGGTTCTCAGATAAATGGAATAGCATTGTTGATACTTGCACTCCTGTTGTTAATACAATTGCAGGCTTATTTGGGTTCGCTTGGGATACAATATCTACAATTTTTGGACCAGCTGCAGATTGGTTTAGTAGTAATATTTGGGAGCCTATTAAAAGCTATGCTAGCAGTATGTTGGATAGCGTTACCGGGTTCTTTAGCGGTGCTTGGGAATCAATTAAAGGCATTTGGGGTGCTGTTGCAGGTTGGTTCGACGCAAACGTTTGGGGACCATTAAAAGCTAAAGCAAGTGAAGTGTTTAGCGGTTTGGGTAATGCGTTAAGTGCAGCACAAGCAAGGGGTGCACAAATTACAGGCTTAACAGGTCATGCTACTGGCACGAATTACTTCGGCGGTGGCTGGACTGAAATTAATGAACGTGGCGGTGAAATTGTAGACCTACCTAGTGGATCTAGAATTTATCCTCATGCGACTACTGAAAAAATGCTAGCCAAAGAATTTAGCGGAGCTGTTGGCGGTGGTAATAATTACACCGTAACAGGAAATACTTTTGTTGTTAGAGAAGAAGCTGATATAGACCGTATCGCTCATTCTTTATTCTCAATGTTTGGGGCTGCTGAAACAAATTATGGAGGTGTATAGGCATGTCAAAATTCGTTAGCGGTATAGGGCGTGCCTTATCGCTGTTATCGTTTGCATTTGGTAAAGGGGCAAGGGAACTACCAACTATCATCATTTCACAAGATGAAGAAAAGTTGGTGCTTCCTGTTACTCCTGTTAAATATGAGGTCGGTAATGAACAGGAAAATAAAACTGTTGATATTACTCAAATAGGTGAGGTGCTTTTATTTGGAAACCCTAAACTCAAGACATTATCATTCGAAGGATTTTTTCCGGCGAAAGATTATCCGTTTATTGTTGGCGATAAGCGTAAGCCTATTGAAATTATTAACCTCATAGAAAAGTGGAAAACATCAAAGAAACCAGTTAGGGTCATCATAAGCGATGGCCCTATTAATTTAATGATGGGAATTGAGTCATTCCCATATAAGAAACAGGAAAATACAGGGGATATGTATTACACGCTAACATTTAAGGAACATAAAGACCTTAATACGCCTGCCACTGGTGATGATAAGCCAGTTGATGAAACGACAGGCTTAAAAGATAGGCCTTCTGTTGCTCAAAAACCTAAAACGGCAACATTGTTCAGTAAAGGTTCTGATGTGTTAGATGCTGCTAAAAAGGCATATGGAAATTATCGTCATTATGAACGCATTATCCAATCAAATGACCTAAAGAATTTAGCGATTAATAATCTTAGCCAGCTTAGAAAGTTGAAGGTGAAATAATATGATAGTTAAACATATTGGCACTAAAACAGTTAAAGATGAAAAGACTGGTGAAGAAAAGAAAGTTCCTGTTGAAAATGATATTACTCATTTGGTTGAGCATGTTACCTGGTCAGGTTCTCGTATTCAAGCAGCTAGAAAACTTGAATTTGTATTAGTACAAGAACCACGTGATCCGAACTGGCCTATCTATGCAGTGAGTATCGGTGAAACCATTAAAGGGTATTCAGAAGATGGCGATGTGCAATTTGTAGGTAATATATATACCACTGAACGCAAAACATCGGCATCACGCATTACAGTAACATGCTATGACAATATGTTTATATTGAGTAAATCAAAGACTACTCGTAAATTTACCAATATGACAGCAGAGGATATCGCAAAAGCAGTATGCAAGGAAATGGGTATTAAAGTAGGTAACCTTGCTGAAACCAAAGAAAAGATAACTTTCATAGCTAATAACAAGTCAGGGTATCAAATCATACTTATGGCTTATACAGAGGCCGCAAAAAAGACCAACAAAAAATATCAATCTATGATGGAGGGTGATGAACTCGACGTCATAGAGAAAGGTTCATTGATTGAGGGGTTAGTAATAGACCAATACAGAAATATTACTGACTCGTCATTTAAAGAATCTATTGAAAATATGATAAATAAAGTCATGATTGTTGATGATAAAGGTAACTTTGTTAGATATGAAAGTAAAGACGACCAAATTCAACGCTACTCTATGATACAGGCAGTCTATAAAGAGAATAAGAACAAAAACACGGCTGATGAAGTAAAGGATATATTTAAGAAACCGGAACGAACAGGCGTGATTGATTGTTTAGGTGATTATGACGCCTTATCCTCGTATTCTGTTGAAATTAGAGATGTGATTACCGAGTTGAGTGGCAAGTTCTGGATCAAGAGCGATACTCATGATTTTAAAAACGGTCAACATACCATGAAACTCGAGATTGAATTTGAAAATCTTATGACTAAAGAAAAGGTAGACCATTCCTTAGAAGCTAAAGAAAAGAAACGCCTAGAGCGTGAGGCTAAAAAGAAAAATAAAACTCCTAAGGGTAAAGGTCGAAGGTCTACTAGAAAATCGACTAAAAGAAAGGTAGAAATTCATTATGTTGAATGATATCCCTAGTGCTGCACATTCTATGGCTAAAATGGTTGATACAATTCACGGCATAGCTAAAGGTGAACAGCCTATGGGGATGCGAATTGGACTTGTTACATCACCATTCCCTAACCTGGTTATTCGTGTAGATAATATCGATATTACCAACGAGCAAATATATTTGAATGACTATTGGAAACCAGGCCATCATCGTGAGGCTGAGGGCCACATCATAAGCGAAACACAACCACGGTCAGGTGGTGGTGGTTATGCAGAATTTGCTAGTCATACGCATGATATCCACAACGACTACACCGACACCATTAATATGACTGATACCTTGCGAGTAGGTGATGAAGTAACCGTATTTCCAGTATATGGACAAGGTGAACAGTTGTATTACATTGGTCAAAAGGTGGTGAAACTATGAGCGAAGAATATCCTTTTGCAGGGTTGACTCGTACAGTTGAGTCTAGTAAAGGTGATTTACCGCTATTCCGTGAATATGATTGGGATTTTGAAAGCGATACATTCAGATATAACTCAAGTGGTAAACGAATAGCCTTAGAGGGTAATGAAGCGTTAAAAATTTGGGTATACAAAGCACTCAAAACCGAACGCAATCAGTATCTAGCGTATTCTACTCGATATGGTATTGAGTTGAAGCCGTTCATAGGTAAAGTCATGAGCGTTGGTGAACGTTATTCAGAGCTTAAACGAGTGATTATAGAATGTATTATGGTTAACCCTTATATAAAGTCGATTGATAGTATCGAGTTCGACGCGAATGGTGATAAGGTTGATTGTCAAATTGAATTAACTACGATATACGGAGGTATTAATATCAATGTTTAATATTCCAACATCAGACGAAATTTTAAAAAGCCTCCAATTACAATCGCAACTTCCGATGAGTAAATTTGAGGGTACATTTGAATATGATGTATTTTCATCTAACGCTATTGAGTTCATGAAGACATATGTTGAATTAGGAGAACTCTATAAAGTAGCGTTTGCGGATACATCATATGGCGATTTCTTAACTATGCGTGCTAAAGAAGCTGGTATCATTCGAAAGGTAGCTACAAGGGCGATAGGAACTGTTACGGTTAAGGGGAATGGAGTATTGCCTAAAGGTAGTCAATTTTATACCGCTGACGGAGTACTATTCGAAACACTAGAAACTGTAACTATTAACGGCAGTCAAGAAGTTAAGATTCAAGCCGTTGAGACTGGCAATAGTGGTAATGTAGCAGCAAATACGATTGATACAATTCCGATGTCAATTCCTGGTATTAATAGCGTTATCAATGCACAACCAACAAAAGACGGTTTCGAAGAAGAAAGCGATGATAATTTACGCGAACGCTATTTATTGCATGTTCGCTATCCTGGTACATCCGGCAATAAAATGCACTATTATGAATGGGCTATGTCTGTTCCTGGTGTAGGGGGTGTGAAAATCATACCTACATGGAATGGTCCTGGTTCTGTTAAAGTCATTATTATTAATTCTGAGTTTAAACAAGCATCTACCGAGCTAATAACAGCGGTTAAAGATTACATTGAAAGCGTTCGCCCTATGGGTGCTATGGTAACTGTAGTTAGTGCAACACCTGAAGTGATTAATGTAACGGCTACTATCGAGGGGAAAGGCTTTGTATTAGACAAGTTTAAGGAAATGATGAATGGCTATTTAATAGATCTTGAAAAATCAGTCATTAATAACGGTGAAATTAATAAATTATCGATTGCAAAAATAGGTAGTTTTATTATTGACGCAGGCGCTATCGACTATCAAAACTTGCGAATTAACAACGATGATAAAAGCATTGTTATTAACGATGAAGATTTGCCGACATTAGGTGAGGTGAACATACAATGATATTCGAACTATTGAGGACCTATAAAGTTGATGTGCTTCGCTATTTACCGAAATTTCTGAAAAGTGATGGTTCATTCAAAGCTACTGAAGACTCATTAAGCGAAGAGCACGAAAAGCAACGATTGCTTATTATTGATATATGCAAACAGCTGTTTGTAGAAAGTGCTACATGGGGCCTTTCTGATTGGGAGAGAGTATATGGTATAAAAACTAACAAGCATTTAACCATAAATCAACGCAGACAAAATCTGTTAGTGAAAATTCAAGGTACTAAAACTATTACGGTTAAGCAGTTAGAAACGATTATTAATCAAATAGTTCCTGTATGTGGCGCTCATGTTTTAGAAAATACTAAACCTAATGAATTTAAAGTTGCATTAGATATAGCTGCTTATGTTGAAACTGTTCGCGAACTGGTTGATAAATACAAGCCTGCTCATTTGACGTATGTTGTTGCTGAATTACATCAAGCGCACACACAACTCTGTATAGGTGGCGTGGTTAATGTGCTTGATAAGCAAACAATAAAATACGCTAAAAGTGATCCTGTTATCCATGCATCAGGACAGCCTAAAATCGGAATGGTACTTATTAATGTTGATAAAATTAAAATATATGGAGGTAATCAATGAGCGATTACGGAAGAATTGTAACCACCAATCAAGGTAAGAATATGGTTACGGAGTCGATTAGAACTAAATCTGCAATCATATTTACTAAAATCTCATTAGGTGATGGCCTGTTAAACGGTGAAACAATCGAAACTATGACAGGATTGAAACATCGTTTGCTAGATGGAAATATTCCTAAAATCAACCCTTTAGGCAATGGTGAAATCGAAGCTGTATCTACTGTTAGCAATAGTGAATTGACAACAGGGTTTTTCGCAAGAGAGTTAGGTTTATTCGCTAAACTCGGCGAAGAAGGCGAAGAACAGTTATTTGCTTATACTAATGCTGGTTCTAATGCTAGTTATATTCCACCGAATACAAGCGTTGACGAAAAAATGCTCGGTATTCAATTAGGGATAGGCGATGCTACTGTTCAAATAAACTATCAAAGCCATTTATATATTACTTATGAACAATTAGAAGATGGCATTGCTCATCATAACTCAGACGAAAATGCACATGGCGGACTGCTTCAAAATTTAAAGAGTCAATTAGCTACTCATAATACAGATATTTCTGCTCACCCGGCAATTACAGATGCGATTGCCAAAATCCTTGGGGCGACTGACTGGCAAGAAAATCCAGTTGCTACTTTGAAAGATATAAAAACCAAGCTAGGCGAAGGTGGAATAGTGGCGCAACGCTTTGGAGAAAGCGGTTTCGTGAAGTATGCTAATGGATTCACTATCCAATGGGGACTAGTTAAAAGGGGCCGTCTTGATATGTGGTATACATCACCCACACAATTTCCAATAGCTTTTAAAGAAGTATATATAGGGGTTGGTACAATACAAGAATCTGCAACTGAGCGTTCTTCTAGCAACTTTGATAATGCTATTCGCCTTAGCTTAGACAAAATCGAATTTGCAAAGTTTGAACATTATTATATTGCTCTTGGCAAATCTTAACTGCAATACATCCAATGGGTAAAAAATAAAGAAAGTTATTTTGCTGGTTTAAGCGGAGATTGGAGTCCATATTATGTAAATAAGGAAATAACTTGTATATTTGTAGGGATATAGCCAATGGGGAAAGTCAGACATCGCAGTTACTAGGACTATATACGATGGAGCTAGCAACTTTATAATACCTTTTACATTTTCTCCGTTCGTCGCAGTCACTAACATAGCGCCGGCAACCTTAGATAATGATAATTGGACGAGTAGTGCCGTTAAAGAAATAACAATAAACAGCTTCACTTATATGTCTGCACAAAATAACGTCACCTCTATACGTTGGGGCGCTATTGGATTTTAGCCAATGGGGACAATTCAAAGAAAATCAAACGGCTGTATCCTATCTAATTTCTTACATAGAAATATACGGAACCGTAACTATGATGAAGGATGAGCCTAAGAGGCTGTATGAGGCTAGCATTCGAGCCAATAACATTACCATTACTGGATTCGAATTACACAGCGGTTATGTTGGTAATCATATTGCAAAAGCTATAAATAATGGGTTTTGGATAAACATAGGTCGCACATAACCAATGGGGACATATAACAGATGGGAAAAATGTTAATAGAATTATCTCTGTTTCATTGTTACTTACTTGCAATAGTAAATATATAGCAATTCCAGTAGGTGAATCTAATAATATTAGCTTCAATGATGCACTGGATCACACGTGTGTTGTGATAGCTAAAACATCAACATTATTCAAAGTGCAAATAGATGATTATATGACTGGAATAAGTTGGGTCTGCTTAGGGATATGTTAGCCAATGGGGATATAAAACAGATAATCTATCAACATATCGTCAATTCGCTATTAGCTTATTATTACCATATGGTTCTAAATACATTCCTGTGGTAGTTCCAGAATATTTAGGAAATCCTACGTACGATAGTAATTTAGATAGAAGTACTGCTATTAGTAGAGTTGATAAAACACTGACTTCGTTTAAAGCTTGTGTCGATGATAGATGTACTGGATTATACTGGATTACAGTAGGCTCATAGCCAATGGGGATACAAGAAAAATGTATACGTGTATGATGGGACTACTTATCCTATTACATTTCCTACAGCTTTTGATAATGAGTGTTTAGGCATTTGGCCATCTATAGAACATAAAACGTCAGTAGGAGGTAATGAGGTGTTCTATCATACTAATAAAAGCACAGCAGGATTCACTCTTGTTGCTGATGCCAGTCATGCGCCTTCTACTCTTGATGGCGTAGTCTATTTAGCGATTGGGAATTAAGCTGTAACACCAAGCGAAAATACGCTGCATTTGACATCTGGATATACAAAGGCATCATCATTTTCAAGGCGAATTCTAAAATTTAATAGGGTATATTCTAGTATTAAATTCCAATTCTTCCGTGGTACATTTTGATACTCCGCCTTGGCGAAAAAGCAGGTAGAATAAGGAAGTATCCAACTATGGAATTGTCCATCTTCACCGCTTACTCCCCATTGGTTAACTTTTGCCAATCGCTATGAAAAAATGTTCAAATCGAGCAAATGATATTGTTGTATTTGTGTACTTTATAGCGTTATCGGAGTTATTTGAGGATGGTCCTTTTGCACTATCTGGCAATCCTGTTGTAATTGCATATACATTATTGAATGCAATTGGGAAATTGGTAGTTTGTAAATACCATGAACTATCGTTTCCACGTAGTGATTTTCCCCATTGGCTCTAGGGTAATAACTCAATGGCCTTGCGTAATTCACGCAATTCCTTATGTGTATAAACTTTTGTAGTTATATCACCATGTTTATGCCCGAGAATAGCACGAGTAGCAGTGGGAGATGCACCATATTTATCTAATAAAGTGGCAACTGTATGACGGCAGTCATGGGTTGAATGTGAACAGTTGATTGAAGTCATTGCTAATTTAAATTGCTTACTGAATTGAGCATAAGAGATAGGTACTATACTATCTAATGAATTGTGATACAAGGTTGTAACTATTGGCAATATTCGACTATGAATAGGAATTAGACGATTACGGCCAGCCTCAGTTTTAGATTGACGTACGATTAAGCATTTAGTACGGAGGTTAATATCATTTTTGCGAAGTGATAGCAATTCGCCGCAACGCATTCCAGTATATAGAAGAATTAAAATTCCATATGTATCTGTAGTATTAAGGCTCCACAATCGATTAATCTGTTGGCGAGTAAATGGCCTGTGAGGATACACGCTAACATCGTGGCCAAGATTAAGAAAAGGGGTGTAATCCTTAATATCAATATCATTAACAATTGCATACTTAGATAATAATGAAAGTAATGTGCGGACCTTCTTGGCAGATGCATAAGAAAGGCCATTATCTCTCATATTATCAATCACGCATTGCATATCAGAATATTTGATTAAGTTAATAGGAATATTAGCAATTGATTGAATATGATCATAGGCAATGCGATATGATTCGATGGCTGATTTACTCACGATTCCAAAGCGAGTAGGCAGCCATTTTTCGTACAAACTTTTAAGCGTTTCAACGCACGCACTTTTGCGGTGCATACGGAGATACGCATTTCTTGGGTAGTGCTTAACAGTACTATTCATATGTTTCTCCTATTAATAACGAAAGGATAAAAGAAATGAACAATTATATTCATGTCCTTGATGCAGATGGACGTCGAATTACGTCCATCGTAGATAATATGATAGTACCTATCGGTGAAGAGGCTTTGCTTGAGCAAGCTAAAGAGCAATATCCTGATGCTGCTCAATATATATATGGCGGAGATGCCATGTTAGATGCTTTTCTTGATGGAAAAGTATATAAAAATGGCATATTCGAAGACGCACCAGTAATTGAATACATCCCAACAAAAGAAGAAAAAATAAACGCTATAAAAGCCGAGTATGAACCTCGATTTAAAACACTGGAAGAGGCTCAACGCCGATTGCTACTTATGGGGAAACCTACTAATGCAATTAGCGCACAATATATCAAGTTGAATAATGAAATGGTAGCACGAATCAAGGAGGTGCAATAATATGCCTAAATATATCGGCGATAGTAAAGTCCCTGTTATGGAATTTTGTGAATATTGCTGGGAAGTACTAAATGATGATGGCACGTGTCCTACTGAAGAATGCGTACATAATTCTTTATTGTCTTTAAACGAAAACGAAAGCGAAGCTGAACCAACGAAAGGAGAATAGATGCAAGAAGTAATTAACTTTATAAACGATGCGTGGAGAACTCTATCAGAGTCTTTTGCAATTAAAGCTACGCTTGCAGTTGTTGCTGAAGTAGCAATATATATTCTCGGTTTAAAGCACATTCAAGTATTAGGGATATTCATTATCCTGGTATTTCTTGATTTAATTACTCGTTGGTCAGCTATTAGCTATAAAATGCTAATTGATATGGGTGCTAATACTGATAATATAAGTGGCTGGGATAAATATGTTGCTATTCCTGTAGCATGGGGTAAGGGGCTTATATCATCTAAGCATATGAGAAAGCCATTCATAACAAAAGTATTGACCTATTGCCTAGCGACTGGCGCTGCCTGGTGTTTCGATTACATGGCCGGTCAATATGCGTTCGCTGTAAATCTAGTATGGCTGTATTTAGGATCCGTAGAGTTTTTATCTATCTTGGAAAATATGCGAGATGGTGGAAATACAGCTATAGCAGGACTGCTCGATGTAGTACATGCCAAGGTAGATTTGATTTTAAAAAAATAATATCGCACTGTTTTGGTTGCTACGTTCATATATTAGAAACGTAGCTTTTTATATTTGAAAGAGGTGTACTTATGAAAGTAGGAACTTATTTTGATGATTTTGAGTTTGCTTGTAAATGTGGACGTCATGGCTATGATGGTGAAGGTCATCCTATTTTAGACCATATCATTGATAAGCGTTTGGTTGATGTATTAGACGCTATCCGTGAACGTATTGGGCAACCAATCGAAATATTAAGCGGTTATCGTTGCCTTGAACATAACGCAGAAGTTGGCGGTGTTCCTAACTCTCAACACGTTGAGGGTACAGCGGCCGATATTACTTATGACGGCATTAACGTGGATTATCTCGCCGAAGTGGCCGAGGAATGTGGCGCCGATGGTATTGGTAGATACTACAATCAAGATTTCGTTCATGTTGATGTGCGAGGCTGGGCCGCTCGTTGGACAGACCAAGATTAATATAGGGGGCGTGTGATGTATGAAGTTATCAAGAACAAAATTGTACATGCGATTACTATTCGGCGCGTTGTTTATGGTGCTATTGGCATTTTGCTCGTCTATCTCATTGGCAGCCTCGCCAGCGGATACTTTGAAACAAGAGCCGACTATAAACGTACCTTTGAGCAGTTGGAACGAACTCAAAGGGCGCTTGACGAAAGCAGAAAACTCAATCAACAACTCAAAGCAAGCATTGCAGCAAGCCAACAACTTAACAGCGACGCAGGGCGACGAATTGAGCAAGCTCAAAACTATCAACAACAAACAGGGGCAGGAATTGAGCGCCTTGAAAGCAATCAACGAGAAACAGGCGCAAGAATTGGCGAAAGCCTCGAACATCTCGACGCAGCAAGAGGAGAGATTGAAAGAGGTCTCGAACTCATTGAGCGAATTGAAAGAGCAAATCAAACGCAACAAACGAACAGAGCAACGCCTTAAACGGCAACGCACAATATGGGGCGTAGTGGCTGGCGTGGTTACAGTTGCGGCGGCTGTTAAATAATATGGAGGTGATCCTATATCTCCTTACTATGTGAAGGTGGACACATAGGAACAGTCAAATGTTGGTTGATTGTTGAAATTCAAAAGATTGTCAAAAGATTGTCAAAAGATTATAGGGCCTATTGTGCTAGTATTTATCAGTGCTAACACGATAGGCCTTATTTTTTTGTATTTATTTTCAAATATCCTGTTGCCTTTATCTTGAATAAGTTATATAATGTAATCAAGATAGAGGTTACATATTAAGGAGGTAACAAAATGAAAATCAAAACAGAAACTTCAATTATCATTGCTTTAACTACTATTAAATTATTTGAATTCAATTTAAAAGGTAAAAAAGCGAGTTTACTCAGAGAATTAACATCAAAAGACAGCCAGTTTATTAACGAAGTAAAATGCAACTGCATTATAGAAAAAGAATTGCCGGTTGGTGTTGTTTTGACAAAGTTAATGGGTGGCGTTACGAAAATAGTCAAAGAACAAATCGGAAATCTAACAAAAGAAGAAAGTGCGTTATTAATGAGATTATTGCAAAATACATTTAACGAACAATTATATATCGTAATTGATGAAGAATATACAGAGTTAAATATGTAATTTATAATAAGCCCTCTTGTGAGTAAGCAAGAGGGCAATAAAAAAGGAGTGTATAAAATGTTAAAAGTAATCGATTTAAACGGTTTTAAACCTATAACAAGAGCGGTAGTTGATACATATGCAGAGGCTTGGAATGTAATATACGAGCAAGAAATGAAGTCTTCTAACTGTATTTGCAAAAATACCAAAGACCAATGGGATGAGTGGGATACAGTAGAGGAGATATACCCTAATTTTACATGGCCTGCTAATGCTAATTATGTATGGACCGCAGACTGGATAGCAGAACCAGTTGTGGATCCTAACGAATACAACGAACAAAGCGTAAATGATTTGATAGACGATTTAATGTTGCATTATGAAATTGAAGTGTGCTAGTGGCTTTACTATTGAACGTGTATAATATATCTAACATAGTAATAACTTGGAGGGTATTTTATGGATAATAAACGAAACTGGGGCGGAGCTCGAAAAGGCGCAGGTGCTCCTGTAACAGTAAAACCCAATGACAAGAGAAAGCAACGAGCTATATCATTGAGTGATACAGAATATAAGGAGTTGAAACGCATAGCAGATATAAACGGAATGTCTATATCTCAACTAATAAGAGAAGCCTTTGACCTTTAACGGCAAAAATACGGCAAAAACCTATTTTAAAAATAAGTAACTATATTAATTTTCAAATATCATTATTTCGTAAAAATCTGATTATATATAAGAAGTTATAAATATTTGATTGTATCAATGTTTGAATAGTATAATTATATTCAAACATTGATACAATCAAATAT